ATGGGATACTCATCCCCTAAGAAACAGCTGGACCTCAAAGAATTCCTGAGCACGCCAGCAACGAAGCGGCCGAGCGCAAAAGGCTTTGGCTTCCGTAAGTACCCTTTTCCCAAGGATGCCACGCCAGAGACCACGCCCGACACCCCGGAGGCTGACGGCAAGGAAAGCTGATCCGCCACGACTGAAAGACCTTTTGTGCCCTGCCACTGCTGCCGGGCACGAACCCACCTGCGGTGAGACTCACCGCATCGAACAGATCCCGGCGCCGATCTTACAGGTCTCGCGCAGGGCAGCCCTGTGAAGTGGCAGCCCGGATCTACTGAAATTGAAAGACACTACGAATGATGGAAATTCAATGGGGCCAGCCCGTGGTCCTGATTACCCCGCATGATGGCGAGGCGGAACGCTTCGGCACAATCGAGAAAGCCCGTTACTGGCTGCGCCGCAAATGGCCGGTTTCGGACAATGCCCGAAACACGGCGCTGAGACAGGTTGAAGCCGCAATGGATTGCATGCAACCCGTCGAGGAGGCGCGCAATGCTTTCCTTGTCGCGGCTCTTTCAGCCGGATTTGTCGCTGCACGCGCCATCTGAATGATCTGGATGCCTCCCGCCCAAGTTTTTGGGCAGAGGCACCATATGCATTGGCCACGCCTTTAAGAGCGGGTCACAGAGACCCGTACCTGACCTACATGCTGCGGTCAAATCGGAGCGTGGGATGATCCGGCAAGCAGCGACAATCCGCTGTACCGCGCACCGTTCATCACACGCGACTTGTCCCGCCAGGCAGGACCACTACTCTCGAAATTGCAGTGTCCTAACCCCACAACTGCCCGCGCAGTTCAACGAGCGCGCAACGCCCCGCCATCCCCCCAGATTGGCGGGGCATCTCATTGTGCGGCTGCCTCAGCGAGCCTTGTCGCGCTGGCGGCTGGCCCAAAGCGCGGCCAGCACGGCTCCGACGGCAAGCGCGGCCTCGATAATGGGCTGCTGAAGTTCGGCCGGCACCCAGCCCTTAGCGACGGCATAGGCCAGCGCGGGCGGCAGGATGTGGCGAGCGAGGCGGGCGATTTCGGTCTGCATGATCAGGCTCCTTTGATGATGAATTGGATCTTGTCGTGGGCGTCGCGCGCGGCCTGCACGGCGGCGGCAGTGAGCGGGCCGAAATCACCATCGAGTCGCGCGCGATAGAGGCCGATGGATTGCAGGACGGTTTGCAGGTCACGGACACGCTCGCCCTTGCTGCCCGGCCCGAGTGGCCCCTTCGGCGCGCGATGGGGCAGCATCGCCAGCACATCCTCGACTGACAGCGCGCGCTGGACCTGCCAGACCACCCTACCCGCCTCTGTCACGCCCCAGACCGGCGCGGACTTGTCGGGATAGGTGCCATCGCGGAACAGCCGCTGCTCAGCCATGCGGCGGGGAATGATCTCGGCAGGGCTGCGCCAGTTGAGGATCGCCGTGATCGCGGCGTCACGCTTGCCGTGGTTGAACTGGCTTACCCACTCGGCCCTCGCGATGGCGCCCGTGTTGTAGTGGAACGACACCGCCGCATCGAACTCATGCTGAGCCAGCGGCACCGTGAAGGCGGCCCGCACATCCGCCTCATAGACCGGCAGGTCACGGGCGAACTGGTCGAACACCTCGAGCAGCGCCACGTCCAGATCTGCCGGCATACCACGCGGCATCTTCGCCGGATCAGGCGCCCCGGCTGCGGCCGTGTGGCCAATGCCCCAGGTCCAAACACCCACACTGTCAAGATATGGGCCGGGCACGATACCCTCGTGCGCCACCAGCGTGGCAATGCCGCGTGGCGATATGGTCTGCATCATCATGCTCCATGAAAAAGCCCGCGCGAGGCGGGCGAGTGGTTTCCGGGTTGCGTTGATTGAGGGATGCCCCCTATACACGCGTCAGTTGTTAGTGATTGATCAGGAGGGATTGTCTCCCATGGAACGCAGCCGAAACTTGCGTGCCGAACTCTCTGCCTACATCGCGCGCACGGGCCTCACGCAGGAAGCGCTGGACGATCTGGCGGCGAAAATCTGGAATGAACGGGCCACCGATGACCTGCGCATCCTCAGGGTTTGCGCCAGAGGCGCCAAAGCTCGATGATCTGCCTGGGGTCGTTGATCCCGATCAGCAGCCAGCGCATCGCGCCCTCTGCCGTCAGGGTCACAATGGCGGCAGCGATGGGCAGCGGCACGCCGAACACCTGCGCAGCATAGTCAGCACTGACCCCGGCCGCGCCGATGCCGACAATCATCGTCACCATGACCTTGGCCGGACTGAGCTGTCTGGTTGTCCTGATCTTGACGATGAGCGCGACGATGACCGCGATCCAGAAATCAAGGCTGCGAAACGGGGATGGATCTTGCACGGCGCCTCCTGCGCATGAAAAAGCCCGCGCGAGGCGGGGTGGGATATTGGGGATCATGACGGGGTGCGGATCAGGCCCCGATGAGCCTTTCATGCATTTCGGCAATCGCCGCCTCGACCTCCTCAACCGCCGTCGCGGCGTCGATTGCGGCGTTGGCGGTGAGCCGGAGGGCCTCCAGATCAGCAGCGGCGCTGCGCCACAGGGTGGCGAGGTTGAGCCAGATCTGCGCGAGGCTGGCGGCGTCGGGGGCGGTGATGCCCAGCTCGGCCGAGAGCAGCGGATAGTCGGCAATACCCGGCGCGGGATCTGCTATCCAGGCGCGGGCCTCTGCTTCCTTGGCGAGGTAGATCATGCTCTGCCCAGGCAGATCGGTGATCATCCTTGCACGCGCCTGTGCAATGGCAGCCGTCAGTCCGGCGCGGGCTGCGACCTTTGCCCCCTCCAGTTCAGCAGCCGCGCGGGCTTCGGCGGTGATCGTCTTGCTCCAGTCGATCATTGGCTGATCTCCTCAGGACTATAGCTTGGCAGAAGGATCGGCCCGTCTGTCGTGACAAGGATAGGTTCGGGATGGGTGACCACCCGCGATTCAGGCGGTGCGGGCCACGGGATCGGGCCATGCGGCAGGATCAGTGTCAGATGGATCACACCATCGATACGGCGTACCTCCGAGGCCAGCCAGTCGCAGGGCACCGCTTCGCGCGGCAGAACGGCGCCCTCGGGCAAGGGACCAAAGTCGAGATCAACGCCGTTGACGGTCAGGACATCCCCCTCCTGGGACAGGGTGAGGGTGGCATCCGAACGAATGGGCGAAAACGAGATGTACATGGGTGGACCTCCTCAGTACCAGCGGCCGACGGCGCGAAGATCAGCGCGGGCCGTAAGCGCAGCACCGCCTGTATTAGCCAGAACGAACACGCCGCTCGAAGCACCTGAAGGCGTAGCGCAGACCCGCAGATATTGCGCTGCGGCGAGGCGGTCGGCAGTCGTGTTGGTCGCCCGCGCGGTGGCCTCTACCGCAGGTGTCGTCCCGCTCAGGAAGCTGGCCGGGAAAGTCCAGGACTGATCGCCACTGTTCGCCCCACCAGCCAGCGAAGCATCATAGGCTGCATCTCTCCAGCACCACTGGGAGCCATCTGCAAGCCGGACGTATTCGCCATTGGTATTGCTACCGCGTTCAATGATCGCCCCGGTCGGCACACCTGCGGATTGACTGGCTGGCCCGACGATGTTGTCCCGCATCAGGATCTCATCCCATGCAGTCCAGCCATCGGTTCCACGACTGCGGACGTACTGGCGCAGACTTGCTGTGCTCGCCGTGGTTCCACCGAAGGTCGTGTAGATCTGGACCACATTCTGAGCGGCCCGGAAGATCACCTGCAAGGCGCCAGCCGCATTTGACGGGTAGTTGTTACCTGTCGTGTTTGCGGTGCTCGGGTTGTAGTAAACGCCCGAGGTCAGGATGTTGTCCAGGTTATCTGTCGCCCCCAGAGAGATCGCGGTTCCCAGCCCGAAATCTCCCGTCTTCAGCAGCCGCCCCGCTGTCGTGTCGTTGGGCGACTGTGTGACTGCGGTGCCGATCAAAGGCACATCGATCTGCATCCCCGTGTTGGAAAGCAGCCATCTGGTAACCCCACCCGTCACGGCCGCAAGCTGGTTCGCGCCAGGGCGGTAAAGCCCTGTATCCGGGTCAGCGGCAAAACTGATACCCGGATTCGCGGCGCTGCCATTGAGAAACAGCCCCGGCCCTGTCGCAAGCGCCAGGGCATTGAACTCCGGCACAGCCGTCACAAGCCATGCAAGGAATGAATCCATTCGTGGAGAGAATGTCGCCGGGTTATTGCGCGATGGCGCCGGCGGCGGGAGAGTGATCGGCATCAGGTAAGCCCCTCGACTTCAAGGTTGCCAAAAGATCGGTTGGTGGTGAGCGGGATCGAGAAGTCCCGGAAGAACCCGTACACTGTGGTCCCGTACTGGCTGGTGGAGGGACCGGCGTAATAGACCGCCGGCGTTGCCCTCAGCCGCGCGAGGATACCGCGAATGCGCCGCGCATCCTCAGTTGGGAAAGCGAACCGAAAACTCGCGGTCTGGGCATAGGCGCGTTCGATGATGATCGCATTGCCGAAATCATCACGTTCCTTGCGCGAGAAATCCTCGATGCCGATCGCGGTATCGACAAGCGCCTCGCCAAGGATCTGGTCACGGCCGACAACGATTTGTCCGACCTGTGTCGCGCTCCCGCTGGTCACGGTGATATCGAGCGTCACACCGGAATAGATCGGCACTCCGGTGACAATCTCCTGCGTGTCATAGACCACCGGCTCGAAGCAGTAGGACCAGCCATCGAAAACAGCGCTGTTGTCGACGATGGTGCGCGTGACATCATAGATGACCCCATCCACCGGATCGGTCACCTTGACCCGAACCGATGATGCGTTGAGCCCGAAGAACGCAACAGCATCCGCAAGGCTGCTGATCTGAAGCGAATAGGTGATGCTGCCCGTCTTCACGACCGGATCGGAGATCAGCCGGTCAAACGCCTTCCAGCGGTTCGTCGCCCCCAGCTTCAGCCAGTAGGTGCTGCCCGCGTCCAGCAATGGGTCCTGCCCGGTATGCGCTTGCACGGCCTCATAAACAGCATGCCCCCGGATCACCTGGTTGCCGACGGCATAAGCCGTCCCGGCATTCCACGCCGCGGCATCGGTTTCCGGGACATTGGACGAAACCAGCATGGCTTCGGTAATGGCAATCGGCTCAACCACCCTCATTCTGTGCGCTCCGCAGGCAGACCATTGGCATCCCAGTCCCGCACGATCCGGGCCTGCTGACGCTCGTACCCTTCGATCCTCAGCAGCAGCTGGGTGTTTTCCGCGCGGGCGGCGGCAACCTCCCGGCGCAATTCGGTGATCGCCTCGACCACGGCACGATTGTCGAGCATCTCCCGGGTCTCACGCGGGCTGTAGACCCGGGACGGGGCCACGAGCTCCAGATCATTTTCCCCGATATATGCCGGGCCGCCGCTATGCTGACCGCCGCGGGCAAATGCCGGGTACTTCTGATCTTTCAGCCACTTTTCCGCCGCTGCTCTGGTGATGAATTGTGCCCCGCCTGGCCCGATGGTACCCCGGATTCCACCGAGCGGGCCAAGGATCGAAAAGCCCTCGACCCTACCGTCATCGCTGCCGTATTGACGCCAGAAGATCCGGAAATCGTCCAGCGTCAGGCTTTCACCCTGTGTCTCCTCCGGCAAAAGGCTGTCGAGATACCGGCGTTCGCGCGATCCCGTGGGATCATAGATCGTCCCGCGCAAAAGATCGCCCTTGCTATACCCCGCCACACGGTTGCGCAGCGTGTTCCGATCCATTCCGGTAGCATCGATCCCGAGGATTTCGGCCATCCGCGCAAGTTCGGTATCATCGACAAAGGCACGGCCTTCGCCATCGCGGGTCAACGTCCCCACATAGGCGTTCAGCGCCGCAACCTTTGCCGCACGCTCCTGCCGGTTGCCCTCAGCCTCTATCACTTTCCGCAAATCCGCGAGCGACCCGCCCAGTGTGGCGAGCGCGCCCCGCATCGTGGCAAGCGGATTGGCAATATTCGAGGTCGTCGTCGTCTCGAACCATACCGAGAATGCCTTTGCAGGCTCGAATGCGAAGCTCCCGCCAAGCAGGATCTTGCCCGCCGTGGTCCCGTTGATCGCATCGAGAAGGGTCTTCTGTCTGTCATTGAGCCCGGAAAGATCCACAGCCCCCTTGATCGTGCGAAGAATGGTCGAGGTGGTGGCGCGCAGCATCCTGAGCTGATCCGCCCCCAGCTTTGCCAGGGTCACGCCACCCGCGATTGTGATATCGACCCTTCCGGCTTCGGCAAGAAGCATGCGGCGTTGGTCCACTGTCAGCGTGCCGGAAGCCTTGAAGATCGCCGCACGGTTCACCGTTCCGGAAATCGCAGCGAGCAACAGGCGCTGATCGGTGGTCATGGACCCTGTTGCCCTCAGATCCGCATTCTTCCGCACCGTCTCGCTGATCGCGCCAAGCAGCATCCGCTGATCGGCTGAAAGCGCAGACAGCGCGATCTGGCCCGTGATCGTCTTCTGGAAGGCTTTGCTGCCTGCCCCGATCTGCGCCAGAAACAAGGCCCCGGTGGGTGACAGCCCTGCCAGGCTGATTGCGGCACGGATCGTCTTGAAGGACTCTTGTGCCGATGAAATCAGGGCCGCGCGCTGATCGGCCGTCATGCTGCTGGCAAACACGGACGCAACCGTAATCGCCCGCGCGGCGGCCGTGTTTGCATTCAGCAGGAGGCGACGGGTCGGGCCGTCCATGTCCGAAGCGAGAACACCCGTTATGTTCGCGATATACTCACCCTGCTGCGCCAACAGAATCCGGCGCGCGCGCTCCCCCATCTGCGCGCTGATCGCCGCCTCGATCATGGCGGCGTAGCTGCCCTGCTGGGCGATCACGATCCGCCGCACACCGTCGCTGATCCCGGGAGATAGCGAGGCCATGACGCTGACCGCATATGCGCCGACATTCCCGAGCGCGAGACGCATCGCAGCCGGGCTGATCCCGGAGGAAAGCGTCGCCGTCACAACACGCGACAATTCCGAGTTTCCGGCCAGCGCGATCCGCATCACATCGACCGGCAGCGCAGCCCCCGTCAGCAGATGTACGGTCTTTTGCAGGCTCGACACATCGGCCAGTGCCAGCCGCGTCAGATCATGGCCCAGATCGTTCCGGGCCAGGTAATCGATGGTCTTGATATGTTCGGAGGCTCCGGTCAGTGCCAGCCACTTCAGATCGGCAGGCAGATCACTGCGCGTCAGGAAATCAATATAGCCGGTGACGCCGGTCGCTGCATTGTTCAGCAAGGCGCGCAAATGCGGCGGGATATCGGCATCCGCGATCACATCCACGGTCACCGCCAGGCGCTCCCGCAGGAACTGGTAATTGATCATCTCGGCCGCAGCGATGGCCTGCTGAAGGCCGCCCAGCTGCCCGTTCAGCTGATCGATCATCGCCTCGTCCAATACGCCACCGCCGGCGAGGAAATCCCGCACCTCGGTCAACACATCGATCTGCTGCCCCAGCAGCCCGGCGATCACGTCATGCCGGGCCCCCTCGATATCTGCAACACCCTGCACCAGCCCAAGGTCGGACAGCACCCGCGCCTGCGCCCGCGCCAGTTCCACACGGTTGCGCGCCATATCGCGCTGGCTTGCCAGCATCGCATCGGCGGCGCCGGTCAGATCACCAACCGCCGCGATATCGCCTGCCACAGCGCGCGCCAGAATGGCCTGATAGCGTGCCTCATTGTAAACCAGCGCCTGCTGCCCGGAGACCAGCGCCCCAGCCGTGCCACGAAGCCGGTCAATATAGTCTCGGATCGATTGCGCCGCGCGGTACCAAGTCCGGGCTGCATCCAGCGCCGCCCGCTGCGCCTCTGTCGTCGCATCGATCGTCGCGTCCAGCCCGGTCGAGACCATGCCCGTCAGTTGCTCCATTTCGCGCGTCATTTGGGCAATCGAAGGCAGAACCTGATCCATCACCCCGGAAAGGCCGATCAGCGTTGCATAGAGCTCCTGCTGTTTCTTGTCGGTCAGATCCAGCGCCTCGACCATCAGCCGGTATTCCGCCCGCGACCTCGGCATGGCAGCCCCGAGCCTGGCCAGCTCCGCCTCGGCCCGCCGCGTGGCGGTCGCGACCTGTTCTTCCTGTGTGTAGAAGGTCTGGAAATAGTTCGCGGTTGCCGTGGCCATGTTGTCCAGACCGCCGAACGCATCGGCCAGCGATGATGCGACATCCCCGCCGACAAGCCCCACCATGTCGAACCGATGCCCCAGCAGATCCACCACGTCGCGGACGCCGGTCAGGCTGGCCGACAGTCGGGTCAGCGTATCCAATGCGGTTTCGCCCGCCCGGGTATAGGCGTCCGTCCCCAACACCAGTTCGGCCATCCCTGCCCCGGCCTTGGCCATTTCCGCCTGCAAGGCCTGAAGCACCTGTTCCTCGGACATGTCCTTGGTGCTGATCTTGAAATCATGCACGAAATCAGCAATCGCGCCCGATCCCAGATCCAGTACCCCCGCCATGTCGCGGATATTGCCGCGCAGATCGGCATAGGCGAGGCCGATGGTATCAGACACCTGCGGGTCCAGTGCTTCGGTCGAGGTCTTGTTCGACCGGAACAACCCGCCCTTGTAGTACCGATAGGACGAGCCATCGAACGTGTCGCCGGTGAACTGGCCCATCACGCCGGTATCGGCCAGCTTGCGCCCGAACAGCGCCTTGCCGAGCGACATGACAAGCCCGATCCCGCCCGCGATCATGCCCACGGTGCCCAGCATGCTGCCCAGACCGCCCAGCATCCCTGCCCCGCCCGCGCCGGTACCGCCAAAACCGAACAGCTTGCCGATGCCGCCAAGGAAGCCTTTTCCGGATGCCAGCCCTTTGCCCAGCCAGCTGTCCTTGCCGATCAGGCTGCCAAGGCCGAGCAGGCCGGGCGCGCCGCCAGCTGCGCCAGCCGCGGGAACCTTTCCATCCGCAGGCAGAATGCCCATCGAGACCATGATCTGCTGTTTCGCAGCATCCGCGATCATCTGGTGCAGGGTCTGCCTGAACAGATCACCAAGGCCGGAGATATCCTTGCCCCCCGACATCACGAAATCAGCCCAGGCATTCGACAAATCGCCCACGAGTGGAATCGCATCCGCCAATTCTTGCGAAACTAGCTTTTGGCCCCTGCCGAACTCTTCCTGCGTGAGCTTTCCAGCCTTGTAGAGCTGCGTCAGTTCAGCGAGCTCAGTGTTGTATCTTTCCAGAGGTGTTTGCGTTTCTTTCAGCCGGTCACGCCATTTATCAGCCGCCTTCGCAAGATCATCTGTTGCTTTGGCGGCCCCTCCAGCCTTCTTTGCACTGTCGCCCAGCCCAGACCTTAGACTGGGAAGCTCGAAGAGCTTTTCATCGTCCGAAAGCACGGTTGAAAGTTGGCCAATGGCTTCCTTGGCCTTGCCAAAGCCATCAGCAGTAATCGCACTGGCCCGCGCTGCGGCTTCGCCAGATGCAATAAAAGCATCCGTGGACGCCTTCATCGACGAAGTAACCATTTCATCAGCTGTTGAGGCCAAGCCGTCCAGACCCATCGACGCTAGAAAATCCCGCCATGCCCCGGCAATAACTGTGAGCATGTCAAAAAAGTTGGACTTCACATCTTCCCACACCGAAGCGAGCCCAGCCGGAATTGCGCCCGCAGAGATAACGATCCCCTCCCAAACACCTGACACAACGTCGCCCATCAGAGAAAACGCCCTGCCAATACCCCCAGCAGCCTTTGTGACGCGGCCAAACTGATAGACCAGCTCTCCGGCCCCCACGATCAGCGCTCCTATCCCGGTACGGATCAGCGCGCCGCGCAGTACCAGCAAAGCCCCGGACAAAGTGCCGGTGGCGACGGCCGAAGCCAGCAAACCAGCCACCCACTTCCCTGCGAATAGTGCGGCAGCAGTCCCTGCATAAACGACGATCCGGTCAAAATGCTGGGCCAAAGTACCGATGGCAGTGCGCGCGGCCGTGACGACGCCGGTGGCCTGATCAAGCTGATCGGTCATGCGTTTCACCGCTTCGCCTACCCCATCAATCTTGGGGATGACAGCCGCACCGATAGCCACCAAAGTACCGAGGATGGCCCCGAAAAGCGCTATTTTGCCAGAGAAGCCGAAAGCGCCCAGCAGTTGTGGAAGCTGCTGAGACAGTGCTGTGACAGCGGCAGTTCCAGCCGCCACTTGGACGAAGAAGTCCTGCACCTGGAAGCTAGCATTTGTGATGGCGCCGGTTAGCCGGTTGCTGCCCGCAGCGGCGGCAACATTGGCCTCGCGAAAACCTCTCGCCACAACACCGCCCCTGCTGGACAAGCCGATGAACCGACCCATGGCAGCAATCAGCCCCTGCATGCCACCAGTGCTTTGCACAATAGCGCGCTGGTTTTGATCTAGCTGGTCCGTCACACGCCGAACACCATTGGCACCTGCGATCATATCTGTCGCCAGCCGCCGGGTTGAACGCGACAACCGCTGCGCTGTCGTACCAACCTGCCCGGCAGCTCCTTCAATCTTGCGAATATCACGGGCAGATTCGTCTGCGCCGCGAGTTGTCAGCCGAATGGACAGCTCAGCGAAAGTGGTCATACTGCGTTCCATTTCTGATAGAAAAGCCCCCATGGCAGGAAAACCCGGGGGCAATGTGAGGCTCGATGCATTTGCAATTTTTCGCCGCTATCCTTTTGGCACTTCCAGGTACTGCCCTCGCTGAAACGCCCATACCCAATCTTCCGAACCAAAGTGATGCCTCGGGATCTGGCCCTGTCATCAGAGAAATTCGACTGACTTCTAGCGAAATGGATGCTCTGCGCGTCGCGATAGAACGCTGCTGGAACGTTGGATCGCTTTCAACTGAGGCGCAGCGTGTTGCGGTAGAGATCGGGATGATCATCGGTACAGACGGCAGGCCGGTTGCATCGTCAATCGAGCTTCTTTCGTTTTCAGGCGGATCAGACAGCGCAGTAAGGCAGGCATACGAAGCTGCCCGGAGGGCAATCCTGCGTTGCGGATCACAAGGATTGCCGGTTCCTGCAAGAGCCGATCAAGAGGGTAGCCACATCACCTTTGGATTTCACGCGGCAGAGGCCGAATTTGATCAAGCCGCGCCAGCTGCAGGCAAAGCAGACCCTCGCGCTGTCGCAGCCTGCCAAAAGGAAGCGACAGGATTCATGGAAGTTGCTGCCTGCTTGCCGCACGCCCATGTTGCAGTTCTAACTCTGGACGCGTTTAGCAGAATTTACCCGCCAGAGGCTTTCGAACTCAAAGAAACTTGCCTTCGGATCAATAAGACTCTTGCGGGCGGGGCCACCTGCGTAACAGCAGCGATCTCCACCGCCGTGACACTACAATCGCACCTGCCCGATGGCACCGATCTCGATGATCCCTTGTTTTCCTCCATATCGTCCCCTCAGGACGAGAGTAAGTTAAATGCCGAAATTTCTGATGCCAGACGAGACTTCCCGGACCAGCCGCTTTGGGGGCTGATCCGTTACAGTCCCTTTAAAAGGTGATCTATCTCGCAAGACATCAGGTATTTGGCGATCTCTCGGCGGGGGCAATGACCATAGCATCATTTCGCGCTTCATCATGTGCAGAGCAATAGGCCCTGCACATGTGAAACAGGATACCCATGTCCGTGCCGTCCTCGACCGATCCCGTGCTGATCGCGAAGGCGAGGATGTCGGGCCACTCCAAAGGAATGGCTCCGGCAAAGCCCGACTTGCTGATACCGCACTCCCGGAAGGCGACAATCAGGTTGCGGTCATTCTCGCCCAGTTCCGGCAGGCCCAGTTCATGCCCAAGACGCAACCTCAGAGCACGATTTGTAACGCCCCGAGGCTGCTTTCTTTTCTCATTCACAGGATCCGCATCGAGCCACCCTGACTGCGCCGCCCAGAGTATTAGGCGGTCGCGTCGATCCGCAAAAAACGGGTACGATCCGCGATAAACTCATTCAGCTGATCAAACGCAGGACGATATGCCTCCAGGAACATGAGAAGATTGTCGTCGGTAAACGACAGCAGATAGCCCTTGTCTGCATCGGACCACGGGATATTCTTCCAGCCCACCACCCCGGCAGCGACCATCTTCATTGCTTCTTGCTCGGCTTGAGCCGATTTGATGCTCCGCTGCCGGTTGCGCATCGCATCCACCATTTCATGACGACGACGCCGATAGGTGCGGCTGTCCTGCCCGACCACAGTCATGATGCACGGCACCGCACCTTTCGCTTCCGCATCCACAGTCACAATCCAGCCGCGCTGCGCATCCTCAACGGCAAAGAGCGGCGTGAAGCCATCCGGGCCGACCAGATGGACCTCGGTGCCCTCGTTGCTGGCCAGCACCTTACCCATAGTTGCAAACGTCGTGAAATCCATGATCTTCATCCTTCAGGTTCTGGTTCAAGGGATGGGCGGCACCGGCTGAACCACGACCGGCGCCGCCCGGCTTACCTGCCCGACTGGCCTACATGCCGCAGGCCATGCACTCGGTCAGGAAAGATTTATGCACACTTATATACACACTCCCTTGACAAACGGTCAGAGAGTGTGTATATAAATACACATGAAAGGAGGGGCGATGGAGCTTGAAACGAATTCAAGAAAGCTCCTGAAAGTCTTGAAAGCAGAGGGTTTTGAGGAAGTGTCCAAGAAGGGTTCACACCTCAAGCTTCGGAAAGGGGATCGCACCGTGATCCTGCCGCATCCGAAGAAAGACCTGCCGCTCGGGACCGTCAGGAGCATCTACGAACAGGCCGGGCTTCTTTAGCCCGGCCACCCCATCGCCCCTCTACGAAACAACCACATGGGGTACTGCCATGCGCTACTACATCGCTATCGTTCACCAGGAAGGTGACAGTGCCTTCGGCCTGACCTTCCCCGACCTTCCCGGTTGCCATGCCGCTGCGGACAACTGGGCGGGCATCTCTGCCGCCGCGACCGAGGCTCTCGACCTCTGGTTCGAGGATATGCCGGATGTCGATCCCGCGTCGCTCGACCAGATCCGGGCCCGCGCCGATGTGGCTGAAGCCATTGCAGACGGCGCCGTTTTGCTGCCCGTGCCCTATATCCCGGCCGACACCGCCCCGGAGCGGGTCAATATCTCGATGGAACGTGGCTTGCTGCGCGCCATCGACGAAACCGCCAAGGCACGCGGCATGACCAGATCGTCCTTTCTGGCATCTGCGGCGCGCCGGGAACTGGTAGGCTCGGTTTGAGGATCAGGCCCGCATGACCGAGGAAGAGGAAACCGAGTTCCAGATGATGCGCGCAGAGGCTGCAATCTACAAAGCCATTGCCGAGATTTCGCTTCAGAGGCTTCCCCAAGGCCAGGCATTCAGCCTGCTTGAAGCCTTCCGCGCGCATACTATGGCTTCGTCACCAATCCAATCGCTCGGGCCAAGCGCTTCAGAGCGCCTTTACCGCTTGCTTGATGAACTTCAGAGGAAGTATCCGCCGCCATCTCGCGGGTGATCCTCTTCAGTTCACCCAGAAGCTCGTCCACGATTCTCTTCAGCGAACGGTTCACCAGCCTTCCCTCCTGTCCGGGCGCATAGGCGCTTCTCGTTGAGGATCAGGCCCGCATGGCGGCGGGCCTGAGACCATATCAGACGCGGACGGTCGCGCTGTTGACGCGGAATTCGCCGGTCTGGCCTTTCATGGTCGAGGCGGTGCGCTGACGATCCTTCAGGTTCGCAACCTTCCCGAAGAAATAGGTGATCTGGCCATCGGGATCGGTGATCTTCACCGACACCTCGTCATTGGTGTTGTTCTTGGTCTTGAGGATCGTCTGGCCGGCATCGGTGCCATTGCTCAGGATGGTGAACGCAACCGATCCGCCGTCCAGCGCGCCATTGGCGTGGTTGGTGCGACCGGCCAGCGTGGTCTCGGTCACATCCTCCGAACTGTCGCCCACCTCGCCCCATTCGGTGATGCTGCCGACGGCAGTATAGGTCAGTGCCGCGAAACCCGCCTGATCGACGGTCGCGGGCACGGCGGCGGAAACGGCGACGGTGCCGCCGATATAGGTGATGAATGCCATGGAAATCAGCCTTTCGATTTGCCCGCAGCGGGCGATTCAGGTTGGGAGGAAAGTGTCGGGGCGACCTTGGGCGCCTCGGGCGGCTCCACAGGGTCGGGATCGAACTGGAGGGTGAGCGCACCCGACAGTTCCTGACCGCGCAGGAAGGCCACGTTGTCAGCACAGCGCAGCACATCATTGGTGGTCACGAGTTCGCCCTGCCTCGGAACCACATGGCCAGTCGGCAGCGGGATCGGACGCAGACCGGGATTGAGGATCTTCGCCATGATCACGCCCCCAGCAGCATGGCCACGAGGCCGGTTCCGGTGACATTGATCGTGCCCTGCAAATAGGCCGAGATGCTGTCGAGCGGTACCAGGCGGGATGCACCGGCAGGGATGGAGCCGACCGCATATCCGGCAGAAACATCGACATTGCCGATGCCCGGTGCCGGAACCACGGTTCCGTCAGCCCCGTCGATGATGCAGGAAACGGCACCAGCCGTAGGGTTGCGCAGGATGAGAATCTGCCCGGTGCCCGCCTCGTACGCGAAGGTGTTGCTGGAGGTCAGCGTCACCTCGGTCACGTTGCGGGCACCGGGACCGCCCATCGTCGTCTTCGTGATGGTTGCCATGTGGAGCCTTTCGGACATGGAAAAGCCCCGCCGGATGGCAGGGCCGGATTAACCCGCTGATCCTGCGGGCCAGGAGGTTCGTGGTCAGAGCAGCTGACCCGCCAGCGTGCGCTGCCAGGTCACGCGAAAGTCGGCTGTGATGGTGGCGATCTTCTGTTCGCCCTCACCGTTGAGGGTGAAAGTCACTTTTTCGGGCAGCAGCATGATGCCCTGCGCGGCGAAAAACGGGCAGAGACAGGCCTCGATAGCGTCGGCGTCGTCATCCAGATCGGCCTCCGGATCTGCCCCGCCCAGCCGCTTCACCACGACCTGCAACAGCGTGGACCGGGAGAAATGTGACAGGGATTCGGGCTGAACGTTTTCCTGCGCGGTCACCACACCCAGCACCGGCAGGACATCGGCCGAGATATTCCCTGCCCAGGCCGAGATTTGCGTGACATCCCCCATGCGAGGATCAGCCGCGAGGGCCTGCCGGGCCAAGGCCCGAAAATCGGAACGACGGCTCATTCGATGATCCTCTCCAGTTCGCAGATGACATGCGCGTCTGATGCGGTTGATCCTGAGGGCACCACGTTGAACACGGCGTAGATCTTACCGTTGCCCGGGGCGATCCGGTCCCCTTTGGCAAGCTCGGGCACCAGATTGTGCCGCACCCGCCAGCTGGGCGAGGTGATCAGCACAGGATGGCCATCCGGATCGATGGCCTCGACCGGCGTTTCCCGAAAGATCGATTGCACGTCACGGGGCACCCCGCCCTTCGGCGTATAGGCAACCGGGGCGCCCAGCGTATCCGCCAGCACCCCGGCCATGCCGTCAAATACGCTCGCCATGTCAGCCGGTCAGCCGGACGCGGCCCGTGGTTTCCCCGGCACCACTGCCGACTGCCGACACGGCCTTGCCGATCAGCGTGTTGCCCGAGGCCGCGTTGGTGCAATACTTGTTGGTATTGTCCCAGTAGATCGCGGCGCCCACCGTCCAGGCCTGCGATCCGACCTTCAGGATATCAACGACGCCTTCGAGCTGCGTCTCGACATCTGCACCGCTGACCGCATCGTGGACAGCAACGCCGAAGATGGTCCCGACCAGAAGGCCTGCGCCCGAGGCCACGTCATAGGGCGCGGGAAGCGTGATCCGCTCGCCGCGCTGCACATAGTTCTTCATGTTCCGATCCTTTCGGTTGGCGATTGCACCCGGCATTCATGCAGGGCGAATGACGAAGGGCGGCCCGAAAGCCGCCCTTTCGTCAGGTCATGTCGTCGCCCGATCAGGCGCCGGCGTTCTTGTAGCCGCCGCGGAAATCAATGGCGCCGCAGCCGAAGTCGTGTTCCAGCGAGAACTTGGTACCCTGCACACCGAAGGGATCTTCCATGCGGAAGCGCGGCGCGGCGTAGCCTTCCAGCAGCCCCCATTCGAAGCACGGCGCCTCATCGACCGAGGCGAAGACATACCAGGCGTTGCCGGTGATCTTGGCGGTGATGACCGGCGACATGACCCCCGAGAACGGGTTCACGTTGCCCGCCTGCTGTGCCTGAATCGGCGCGAGGATCTGCTGCGCCTCGGTTTCCTTGTCCGGCCCGCACAGCAGGATCGACGCGGTCAGTTCCAGTTCGGCACCATCCAGCGACTTGCGTTTGCGCAGGGCGGCGCGCGCAAGGCTCAGCGAGGCGATGTTGATCGCCGCCGCCGTCCCGGCCTTGGTGCCATCGGTCGTATTGAACACCTGCCGGGTGGTTTCGAGCAGCGTCGGACCATCGGCATTCGAACCGCCCAGCATCATGGTGTAGAAGGTCCGGTCCTCGAACCGCGCCACCGCATTGCCCCGGTCGTTCAGCACCTGCATGATGCCGTCGAGACTGTCATTGACCAGCAACTGCCGCGACAGCAGCACCTGCACACCGTAGGCCAGAACCTTGGTCTTTTCCTTCGACTCGCTGAAGCTTCCCGCCTTCAGTTCGCCCGCCTCGGGGCTGACCGGCTGAAGATCCGGGAAGTCCCCGACACGCACGGTGGTGTGGTCGCGGAAATCGACATAGGTCCGCTGCCGGGCAATGCGACGGTAGGTCGGCTGCGCCTGCGCATAGCGCGCGGCCAGCGAACGGTTCATGGCGTTTTCCAGCAGCGCCGGGAAATCGCTGGTCGAATGGAAGGCCATGCGCAGCGTTTCCTCGCGTCCCGCAAAATGCCCCGGCACCCGGCGCTGGCCCAGCCGTTCGGCCGCCATTTCGACGATGGAGAAATCCATATACTGCCGGGACACATCGGCGGGTTCGGCGCGTGTCAGGCGAGCGACAAGTGCGCCTTCCATGCCCAGACGGCGGGTTTCGGTTTCATCGCGGCCGCGTTCGGTCACCCGCATCGGGCCGGGCGCCGGTTCGCGCTGCGCCATGGTCGCCATGAACCGCGACCCGGCCATATCGGCCGCCGTGCCGTCATTGATCAGCGCGGTCACATCCGCGTCGGTCAGGCGACCGGCCTCCACGAACGGACGCGCCATGCTCTGGATCATGGTGACGCGGTTGCGCTCCGCCATGATTGCCGCCTGCGGATCGGGCGCGGGCGACGGCGGGGTCTGGATCTGCGTCGGTGCCGGGGTCTGTACCGGCGCGGTGGGGTTGGTCGGATCGGGCATCACATGCTCCATGGTTGCGGCCACCGGGGCCGGGACACCGCCGGGGGCGGCAGGGTTGCGGGGCGCGGCAGTGCCACGGCCCGGAGATTTGTCGCGCATCATCGCGGCATAGGCGGTCATGTCGCGCTGCATGCGGGCGCGCAGCGCATCGTCGAAGCTGGGCGGGGCTGCGTTCGCGTCAGTGCCATCGGCCACCGCATCTGCGAATCCCGCCTCGATGGCGGCCGAGGCGCTGTAGAAGGTTTCGGCATTCATGATGGCAAGAACGGCTTCGATGCTCTGGCCCGACCGATCTGCATAGACCTGGGCGTAGACCCGGGCCAACATGTCGAGGAAATCGGCCTGCGCACGGTGATCCTCTGCCCCGCCATAGGCATAGCCGGAGGGGTTGTGCAGCATGATGAACGACCCGGCGGTCATCTCGCGCTGCGCGGCCCCCATCAGAAGAAGCGAGGCCGCCGAGGAGGCCTGCCCCTCGACAATGACACGGCAGCCGCCGGGATGGCCTTGCAGCGCCGTGCGGATCGCCTCGCCTGCCACCGGATCGCCGCCGCCGGAATTCAGACGCACGGTGATGCGCCCCTCTCCCATGGCCAGAAGCGCCTCGCGGACCATGGCCGGGCAGAAGAAGATCTCTTCCTCCCAGGCCCATCCCGCCGCCTCATCCGACATCACATAGCCCGACAGCACCAGCTCGCCGCCGATGATCAGGTCCGCCCCGCGTCGTCTCATACCACAGTTCCTTCGGGATTGGCCTTGGCCCGGCTTTCGCGGGCGGTCGGCAGGTTGCTTGCCCCAGTCGGGGCGAGGTTCGCATCGCTGTCCTTCTGCGCATCTTCCGCGCGCTCGCGCCGGATGCGCTCGGGGTCGAGCCCGAGCGTGCGCTGGACGTTCTGGCGACTGTTCACGCCCCCATCGATCTGCTTCAGAAAGGCGTCGATTTCGTCATTCGGATCGATCAGCGGACGGCGCGGCGGCGTATGGGCCAGACGGATGACCTCGGTGGGCAGCACGCGCTGCATGGCCCAAGACTCCCGGACCCAACGCTCGACCCCCATGCAGAACTGCATGATGACCATGCGTTGCCAGCGTTCGACATTGCGGTCCATCTCCATCCGCCCCATGCGGCCACTGGAGAAATTGGTCCCGCTCAGATCCCCCGTCAGGGATTCACGGGTGATCCCGATGCCCATGGCAACGGCCCCCAGTGCCTCGCGCATGAAGGGCTGATAATCGTCGACCTTGGGAGGGGTCGTGAAATTGACCGACGTCCCTTCCGGCGTGCCGACCACGGCGCCGGGCTCCAGCGCCTCAAGCCCCTTGAGCCGCTTCGAGGGATCAACACCGGAATCCTTGTCATAGGTCACGACAGCCGCCAGCAGTGCCGCCATCTTCTGCTTCAGGATCTGGGCTTCCTGATAATCGCTGATCTCTCCCATGGTCATCATGACTGGCGCCAGCCACGGCACACCGCGCAGCTGGCCGGGCCTGTCGAACCGCCGGATGTGCAGCACATCCTGCCACGGCACGCGGCGCGACGTCAGCTTCAGCCCCCGCATCCGCGCCGCACCGGGATGTTCGTCAAACAGGTGATAGGCCTCGATATCGCCGATGGGGCTGTATTCGACGCCCTCGATCACCTCGTTCGCGCCCCAGCTGGTGACGGTATCGTCCAGATGATCCGCCTCCAGCAGCTCGACCTGAAAGCCCAACGGCAGATCGCGGGCGTATTTCCCGCGCCGGATGCGGCGGCGGGCCAGCACCTCGCCATCGGTGAAGACGGTGCCGATCACCACTTCCTGCATGGCGTAGAGGTCCAGCTCGCCCCGTGCATCCAGCGCAGGGGTAAGCAGGTGTTCCGACAACACCGCCCCTATTTGCGCCTGCACCTCAGCAGTCTCATGCACCACCGATGGCACGATCCCGGTGCCCACCACATTCGAGATCACCACCTCGCGCGCCCGCGCCGCGTAGGGGCGATTCCGCACCATGTCGCGGCTCAGCTGGCGCAGACGCGCCCTTACCCCGAATGCGGCAGCATCGGCATCTGTCGCCGGCGCCTTCCATCCCGCTGCGCGTCGGCCCCGCGAAGCGGCGTCATAATTCATCGCCAGTTTCGCGGCCGAGCGGGCGAGAGCCCGGCGCCGCCCGGCTTCCGGAGCAAATTCGCCAACCAGCGCATCCAGAGTGGCTCCGATCCATCCCATGATCAGAGGCCCCGCCCGGTCGTGACATAGCCGACGACGAAGCCGCCAGCGCCCTGCGCCTCCGCGATCTGCGCGGTCAGCGATGCGATTGCGGCGGCCATCTCCGCGTCAGTGCGGTACTCGACCCGCTCGCCGTTCAGCTGCACCGATTTCACGCCCTTGGCGCGGGCCCGGATCAGAGCATCACGCATCTGGACCAGTTCGGCCTGATCAATCGCCATGGGGTAACCTCACCGTCTGAGCCAGTTGATGTATTGCGGCGCAGCATCGTCGCTGGCCTCTGGTGGGGGCGCCGCCTGCCCTGTCCAGGTCGCAAACGGATTGACCTCGCCCAGCACAGCCCAGCCCGGCGGATCGTCCGGGTTCAGCCGGTTGACGCCCCGATGCTCGGCAATCGCCTGCGCCTGCACCGACAGGTCGAGGGTTTCGTTGCGCCCGGCACCCGGCCGCTTGCTATAGCCATCGACCCCGCGCCGCTCGGCCAGCATTTCCTCGATCCGCTCTTTCTCGATCGACGCCGCGAACAGATAGGCGCCGGGGCCATGATCCAGCCGCGCCGCCGCGGCCAGAACGGTATCCTTCAGCCGATCCACTGCCATGTTCAGCAGCTTGATCGACCGCGCCTTCTTGCCTTGTGACCCGCGTTCCGGCGAAACATGCCAGACCCGATCCGACAGCTTGAACCCGCCCCGCCCGATGGACAGGAACCACAACGCGCCCTTGCCTTCGCGCTTGCGGCGCCGCCAGAACTTCTCGGCATTGTCAGACCAGCCGGTGGGGCCGTTGAAATCCACCACTGCAACGCAAGGCTTCAGGCTCCAGTCCTCGCCATCCACCGCATAGGACCGTTCCATCAGATCGGTCAGAACCTCGGCATCCTCGACATATTTACCGGGGTTGATCGCGCGAAACCTTCCTTCCGCATCCCGCGCCTTCGGTGCCGTTTCCGGCGGCTGCACCAGGTCGAACCGATCCAGCGCCATGCGCTTGCCGTCCAGTCCCCATGCGGTGATCAGAACCGCGAACCACGACCCGTTCGTATCCACCGACACCGTGATGAACCGCGTCCAGGACGGACAGGTCATCGCACCCAGCTCCACCGCTGTCTCGCGCAACGCGGCAGCCGTCAGATCCTGATCATCGCCATCCGGCCGCGCATAGGGCACCCCGATATCGGTGTAATGCACCCGCGCAAAATCGCTGTCATCCTGCGACACCTCGAAGGCCCGGCGCGCTGTCTCATAGCGCTCGACCAGCTCATCCCAGACAGAAAACGCCGCCGCAGCGCCATTCAGCGCATAGCTGGCGACCGGGGTCTGACGAATGCGCGGATCGTCGATGCGCACCAGCAATCGGTGCCCGCGCGCGTCCACCAGCGCATTGCCCTCCGCATCGAACGGTCGCGCCTCGTGCAACCATCCGCCGCGCCCCAGAGCCGCGAGGGTGTTGAGGCGCGCCTTTTCGCGATGGCTGATCCGGTGCCCGCAATCGGGACACTGCATCTTTGCCGTGGCGCCGGCGGCCCCCGGCTCCAGTGTCTCATCATAGACCAGCCTGTCGAAGCGCGGTTCGAACAGCTCGGCACAGTTGGGGCATTCCCAGAACCACCGGCCCCGCGTCCCCTCGTTGTAGATCTTGCAAATCCCGTTCGTCACGGGCGGCAGCCGGTGCGGCGCGGTCTTGTCAAACTCCCAGACCTGTTCGGGATCGACCGGAAAGGCCGGCGTGCTTTCCACGAACACACATCCCCGGCTCATGAAGGTCCGGATACGCTGAAGCGCCATGCCGTGGGGCGAACCCTCGGGCGAGTCCTTCGGCCCCAGCTTCTGCGGCATGTGGTCGTAATCGGTCAGCAGAACCATTCGCTGCGACCGGCTGGAAAGCTGGTTCGGCACCGGATAGCCGATGGTCAGGCGCATCCCCTTGAACCGCTTGCGGGCAAAGGTACTGTCATCCCGCGCCGTGCCCAAGCGCTCCCGCAGGAAGCGGCTGTTCATCAGCGCCGGGTCCAGCTTTTCCTCGACCCAGGCATCCGCATCCGTCTTGGTCATATGGATGATCTGCACCGGCGACGGCGCGCACATGATTGCATGCGTCGAAACTGACAGCAGCATCTGGCTTTTGCCGCTCTGTGACGGCCCGACAAAGCAGACGGTCTTGAACCGGCGCGACTGGCTCATGTCCTGCGGCTCGACCGTGTAGGGCGCGACCGTCCGGTCATAGTCCTGCCAGTTGCCCTGCACCGGCACCTTCAGATACTGCTCTGCCGCATCCGTCACCGAAATCCGGCTGGGCGGATCCAGCAGCGGCAACGAATCTGCCAGCAATTCTTCCGGCGTGATGAACGGCGGCAACGGCGGGATTCGGGCCAGCAGCCCGATCCCGCGGTCAGACATTGCTACCATCAGACGCTCAGCTCACCCTGACGGGTACTGATCGGCACAACCGATCCCGGTCGCCGCACCAGATCCTCCAGCGCCGCCTTGATATCGTCGCGCAGCTCGTCAGTCCGGGCCACGACCTGCGCCACCTGTTCCGCCGACAGGCCGAACTTCATCTCCAGAAAATCCGGCAGGGTATCGAGGCTGTTGCCGATCTTGACCAGAGACTCTTCGAAAACCGCCCGCACCCTGTCTGTGCGGATCAGATCCCCGCGCTGCTCTGCCAGGCGGTTCCGGGCATATTCTGCCTCGGACCATGCCCGCACTTCTGCCGCTGACATGCCCGCTTCAGCCTCGGCCTGATCATCGTCGAGGTTCCGGAAGGCCAGCGCAGCCTGCGCTGCGATCTGGTCGCCGCGCTGCTTGGCCGCGCGGATCTTCTCATTCCGCGCCGCGCGCCATGCCCAGCAATGCGACAGCCGGAATTCATAGGACACGCCGTTCTGCCCTTCGGACAGCACCGGCATGCCCTGACCGATCCACTTGGTGATCGTGTTTTCGGTCACATCGAAAGCGCGGGAAAGCTGCCCCCGGTTCAGCACGCCGTCCTCCACCCCGTCGGGCAGCGGCCATGCCGAAACGTCCAGCACCTCCCCATCCGACAGAGTGATGAGGTCAGACACAGTTTTTCCTTTCAAGAACAACAACAAGCACGGTAACATGCACCCATGCTGAAAAATTCCCGGCCAAAAGTAACGGGGTGCGAATTACCCGCGTGAGGGAGATGCCCCGGAAGGACCCGAGGGCTTAGCCGAACCGCTTTGCGAGCATCTGCCCGAAGGTCCGGCCCAGATGGTCCGCCATCCGCGCAGCGAACAGCCGCTCAGCATGCTCATAAAACCCGAGGCGCTGCTGATAGACCGGCACCTTCGGCGTGAAGATCGCCACGATGCCGATGCGGCCCTGCCGATCCTTTTTGTAAATCCCCGGCGTCAGGCCCGACTGCGGCACGAAGTAGCTATCCCGCCGCTTGCGCGCCCGCCGCCACGACGCGTCGGTCATGTTCGTGGCCCCGTCCCTCTGGGCCTTCAGGGCAGATTGCACCTGATTGCGCTCCGGTCGCGCCCAGTTGCCATACTGATCCAGCCGGGCATTGTCGGCCGGGATGATTGCCTGAATGACGCCTTCATGTACAAGGCTGCGCGACAGTTGCGCTTCGAACCCAGTCTGAGCCCGAGGCCCACCCGCCTCCTGCACCCGCAGATAGTGACGCCGCGAGGCCGAAGGTTTCAGCTGCACAGCGGCTTCCAGCCTGGATGTGCTGGCATTCGCTACCATGAACGCATTCTTCGTCCACGGCGTCGGTCGGTCGAACACCACATCCATCCGGTCACCCAGATCCTTGTGGATCTCGGTCGCCATATCATTCAGCGCCCAGACCGTCGCAATCCGAAGATCCCGCTCCGCAAGCTGCTGCATGGCAAAGCTGAAGGTGCTGGTGTCAAGGGTTACACCGAAGTCCATCGCAGCCCCCTGAAAAGCGAAACGCCCGTGAGCTTGATGCTCCGGGCGCAATGAAGGCGTGTCGGACCTCGCGTTCAACGGGTCCCCGCCGACCACCTTCCGGGGCGCAAGGCCCTGATGCAGGGCGGGCTGGCCGGATTAAGTCTATAGTTGCTGGACGCTACGCCTGTCCGCGCTGATCTGTCAACCCGCCTTGCGCATTGGCAGAAGATCCATCGGGCTGCTTTCCACCAGCACCTCGCGCCCGAACAACTGGAAGCGCAAACGCACACCGCCATCCGCCACAAGCTCGACGACCTCGCAGGGGAACTCAGCAAAGGGTCCGACGCGGAACATCACCATGTCACCGGCCCGCATTCTCGCCGCCTCACGCCTCCGCAGCACTTCCTCGGCCCGGCTCCCTTCAATCCGTTCGTCGCGCTTGCGCATGGCATGGACGGCCCGCAGCTTCGAAGGCTCCAGCACACCCCAATGCCCGTCGGCCCGGCACAGCGCACCGATCACCCACGGGCAGGACATCACCATATGCACCACCGGATCGCCACTGAACCGCGCGAACACATATCCGGGCAGATAGCGACGATGATAAGTGCGCACCACGCCACGGGTCCGGGTCTGCCGCTTCAGAACGGGGTGGAATGCATACACCCCGCGTTTGCGGAGCCATGCCTCAACTTCATCCTCACGCTGCGGGGCAACCCGCAGGGCATACCATCGCGCCGGCCCCGGCAGGACGATCCCGGCCATGTCTCGGGGTGGCAGGACATCTCCGATCCTGAGGGCCACTTGCTCAAATCCATTTGACCGCATGATCACGCCGCACCCCGCTTGCTCTGCCCCGCCTCGACCAGCGCCATGGCATCGGCCTTGTCGCGCAGATAGGCCGCCTCCCACCGCAGCTCTGCATCGGTCAGGCTGGCCCCGCGATCCCGCTTATCGGCCAAGATGCGCAGACCCCGCGCGTTATCCTCGGCCTCCTGCGTGATGCCCCGCTGTTCATATTCAAACGGCGGGCGCGGATATTGGCGCAGGAACCGATAAACCTCGACCAGATCCCCGCGTCCCAGCGCCTTCGGCCCTTCGACCGACCCCAGCCAACTGACCAGCGCCCGGTTATGCGCCAGCGGACGCGGCTGCCAGACCTGAGCCCGGTGCATGATCAGCACTTCGGACGGCCAGTCAGCCTTGCCGCCCGACAGGTCAATCAGTTCGTCCGCCAGCGCATCCAGCTTGTCCGGGTCCATGTAGGACAGTTTTTCCGCGATCACCGTCATCCGCGCCTCATGCGCTTCCAGCGTCACGCCGCGCTTGCGTACAAAACCGGCCTGCTCCAGCCGGGCAATCAGATGCTCCCGCACAGCCCTGCGGCCATGGCCTTCCTCGGTCTCTGCGCCTTCGGTCATCGCATCCTCCATTTTCTCAGCCCCTTCACCGTCAGCCATCCCGCGCTTCGCCCCGCGATCCGGGAAGGAATGTTCTGTCAGGTCCTGTCCTGTCATTCTTTGTCCTGTCCTGTAGGGCAATTTCAGCGAAACCCCTGAAAAAAGAGCGAAATCGCCCTGAAACCTTTCACCGTGTTACTGAAACCATTTCAGCGATTTCAGCCTGTTTCACCGTCGCCGCCGAGGTTGACCACACGCGGCACGCCCGCCACCGCATCCGCCGCGACGCGCACATTGTCCTCGTTGACGAACAGCCCATGCTCATCCAGCCACCGCGTGATCGCCTCGACCGCATGGGAGGAATTGGCGATCCGCGTCATGCCCGCGATGCCCTTGAGCTTCGATTTCACCCGACTGCGCATGACGGCCAGGCGGCTTTCCTCGCGACTGCGCGCGCGGCCTTTCTTGCGCTTCACCGCCCGTTCCGCGATTTCTGCGATGAAGGGATGCCCCAGCCGGTCAGACCGCATCTGGCCGCCCGTCTCGACATGGCATTGCCGCCAGCCGTGCAGCACGCCCTCGCGCACCGCGCGCCAGCCCTCGACATCCGCACCGAACCGGGCCAGCTGCGCCAGTTCCACATCATCATCGGGCAGTGTGCCCGCCGGGTCCTGCCGGTAGCACTCCGACCACAGGATCAGTGCAGTCCCGATGTCGGCCCGGCGATCCTCGCGCAGCGCATAGGCAAGAAAGCGCGAGGTCAGCAGCTTGTGGATGTGCAACTCCACCCATTCATGCGAGGCCAGCGTATCGCCCTCGCGCAGCGGATATTGCCAGAAATCGCCCACGAGATCCGTCATCTGCGCTTCCCCCCGTCATTGGAGGCCAGCACACCCGCGATACGGCAGGCCGCCATGGATCGTGCCGCCTCGGCCTCCATTCGCACCCGCATTTCAGCCTCGAAGAATTGCGCCAGCGTCACCTGCGCGATCCAGCCCTTACCGCGCGGCGGCAGACCAAGCTTTCTGACGACATGCGGGAACGAAGAGCGGTGCATGCCGAAATGGCACCCGATTTCGGCCATCGACACTCCGGCCCGATACAGGCGGATGAACAGAGCCTCGTCATACTTGAGCTTCGGCCCCTTGCGCCGCGGTGGCAGCCCCAGAGCCTTGGCCGTTTGCGACAGCCCGCGCGCAGACCGATTCAGCCGTGCCGCGATCTGGTCGCAGGTCAAATCGCCATCGGCCCGGAGCGCACGGAACTCGGCCAGCGGAAACCGATTATAGGTGGTCAGAGAGGTCACAGCATATCCTCAGCGAACAGCGAATGCTGGCGGTTATCGACGCGATCCATGAACCGCATCTGCATCGGCACTTCGGCCCAGTCGCGCCGCCAGACGAACCAGGCATTGCGCTGCGGCGGGCTGCCCTCGCCCGTGAAGCCCAGCTTCCAGCGCATCAGGTAGCAGTAGGAGAACGGCGACGCCTCCAGCAACTCGCCCAGCCCGTTCGCCCGCGCGGCTGGCCAGTCCCACGACAGCAGCAAGGCCATGTAAGACCAGCCTGGCATATCCAGCGCATGGCGCAGCCACCGGCCGCGCCCATCGCGGGCGTTGATCAGATTGTAGGGCGGATTCGTGATGATGGCCCGCGCCGGGCTTTCGCTGACTTCAAAGTAATCGCGCACTCCGGCATCCGGGCAACCACGATCAACGATGTCGGATGCTACCACGCGCAGCCCTGCCTCGCGCAGCGGCATCACGAGCGCACCATCTCCACAGGCAGATTCCCAGACCGATCCGCAAGATCGGATCACCTCGCCATCATGGGCCAGCAGACCCCGAATGGCCTCAGGCTGCCCGGTCGGGTAAAAGTCGTGATCGCGCCGCACATCCGGCGCCCGCGCCTCGGGCAGATCCATCAGGGCAGCCTGCCGCGCATCGGGGCGACGCCCGCCTTGTATCGCCCGAAACAGCGGCTTCGCACTGGGCGCCACCATCACACCGCCCCCATGCAGAAGCGGCCCGGGCGGAACAACCCGGGCCGCTGCACCAGCCCCGCAAGGGCCTGCCGGGAAAGCGCCCGACGCGCACCCGCGGGCCATCCCGCGAATTTCTGGTATGTTGGCAAAGAAAATTGGCGGGACATTCGATGCCCCCGTTTTCGGAATCGAAGGCCGGACAAAAATGGAGCGTCGGCACGACCACGCGAAAAGAATGCAGTGGCGACCCGTTCGCGCGGGCCGCCACCAATGGCGAAGCCGCTGCCGCCAGAAGCAGCAGCACCACCTGCGACGTGGCGCCTTGACCCTCGCCCGCCGCCCTTGATCACGATGAAAGGAGCATCATGACCAACCCGAAAGACCCCGTAGGCGGGGTGCAACTGAATGACATCACCATCATCCGCAACAGACGCCTGACCGAAGCTGAACAGGCCATGGCCGAGGAACTGATGCGCTGCGGCACGCCGCGATGGCGGGCCGCAGCGATGCTGGGGACGCACCCCCTGAACATCAACCGCGCCGACAATCTCGCCCCGCGCCGCACCCGCGCGACCGGCCGTTTGTTGTCCACCACTGCCGCCAGCCGTGACATCCGCCAACTGCGGATGCAGGGCCTCGACTGAACCGCCCGGGACGCTGACGGGACACGAACCGCACCCCGCCAACGCTCCAACGAACGGGCGCGCCATCGCCAGCCGCCACCGCGCCCCGGTGCGGCGCCGGGAGGATCTGGGGGCCCGGCCTCGTGCTGACGTGTGGGAAGAAAAGACGGGCGACGGGATAGCGCCGCCCAAGTTTGCCGCCTCGACAGAGACAGAGAGGTCGAGGCAGCCGCACCAAACAGGGAGGTGGTGCAAAACGGTGGAACGGGTCCGGTCACACATCGCCGCCCCCAGTGAATTCCTCGGGCCACATCCGCATGGCCATCATCACCTTGTCGCCAGTCGGACAGCTGAAACCGTCGTGCCAATTGCACGAAGTTTGGAACGTGACACCAAACATCACCGCGCATTCCTCGCGGCTGGCACAGCGCCGCGCCACCAGATCGGCCCAGAACGCCGTCGCCGCATGGCGCGTGATGACCGGCGGCACGCTGATCCGCCGCGCCGCAACTGCGCCCCTGCCACGGCCCGCGCGGTCAAATGCCTTGGTATGGGACATTTGACCCCGGCGTGGGGCAAGGTCGGCAGGTGCGATTTTACGGAGCGAGGACGATGACATCAGGCACAAACCTCATGCAGATTGCCGAAAACAGGCATCTTTTGATTGAATACTTTCGGCACGGCGCTCAGCCCTCCCGACGGAAGGCCGGAGGGACAAAACCCCAGAGCTCCAGCCCGACACGGCCGCTCTCGGGCCCGAGCAGTGACAATGGCCCAACGGGATATGATCTGCGCGGCGGGGTTCCACAGTTTGTGCAAGCGCATTCGCTGGCGCGCTGCCCGGCCAGAACCTCTGCCAGATCAAGCTGCGATTGCGCCGACACCAGCAGACGCAAAACCGATCCATCTTCCATCGAGAATGACAGGATGGCCGCGCCACAGTCTCCGCAGGCCGCAGACAGGCCACGCCAGCACGCTGGAACCGGGAGGGGGAAGCAGATGTGAGGCATCATGCGACGTCCTCAGCAAACGAAACAGCCCGAAAAGCGTGAAGGTGAAGACGTGAACCGTGCGCGCGCGACTTCGAGAGAGGTATTACCGCTACCAGAAGCGGTCGAGCACAAGCATGACCACCGCGATGGAAAGAAGGACCACCGCCACCAGAAGCAGGATGGCGATCACGACATCCGAGGCCCCCGCCGCATTTGCAATAACGCTTGCGGTGCTGAAGGCACTGGCGAGGACGGAAAGTATAGCTCCTTTGACGGGAAGATCCTCTGGCAAACACATCTTGAACCTCAGGGGTTGGGGGGTGGCACTGCATCAGGCGACATCCTTTTCGGGATCTTCCTCGACAGGTGGCGGCGCAACCCAAGACCGCGCAGTCACTACGCCCTCCGTTGCATCTTCGATCTTCACGGCCAGCTCGAGGCCAGGCCGTGCGGTGCGCGCGATGAAGCGAGAGACCACACTCGGATCAACGCCAAGCTGATCAGCGAATGCCTTCTGACTGACGCCCACTTCCTTGAGATATGTGCCGAGTTCTTTCATGGCGCCAAGTATTGCACTATGTGCACAATTACGTCAACCCGACATTGCACATCATGCACTTGCATAACATGCACTGACCCATGGATACTTGGGGCATGAGATTAGCGCAGATCAGAAATGAACGCGGCTTGAGCCAGAAGGCGCTTGGCGAGATGATCGGCAAGGATGCGTCTACGATCCAACGTGCGGAAACCATGCATCATTCCGCGAAGTTGGCTACTTACGCGGCATGCGCCGAAGCACTGAAAGTATCATTGGCAGATATTTTTAGTGACGATCTGTCACCCGTTGAACGTCAGGTTCTGGAAACCTTCAGGGCCGCCCCACCCGAGGCCCGCGAACGACTGGCTCAGTTGCTCGAGCTTGCAGCAACCCCTCTTTCACCATCAACCTGACAAGCTTTTCGAGTTGTTCTAGTGAAAGCTCCTTCAGGCGCTTTTCAAATTCATCATCCGTCATAAACACCTCCGCCAACTTTGTTAACGTGACGCGAACAAAATGAGAACACAACCCAAGAGGCCGCAGGTTCTCGGGGATAAATCAGTGGACAATCACAAGACGTGAACGAGTGATCTGGTTCGGGAAAAAGGTCTAACAGCCGGCGCCGATGCTCGCATGGCTGCGGAGCCCTCCCGCAGCCTACACCCACCACAACCATCAAATAGTGGAGTTTAGACGATGGAAATCCTCGATCAATTTTTTGCGGAAAGCACCGATGGGCGACGTGTCAGAATCATCAAATGGCATACTCCGATCCAGGAATTCCCCCTGGCGGGCGCCATCGCAAGAGTACAGGGCGCCCCACTCTACAAGACCGCCGATGGCCAAAACCTGAATGCTTCCGATGACGAAATGACCTTCACGACGACATCCGGCGAAATCTTCAGGCGCCTTTGATCGCACCATCGCGATCAAGCAGCTTCCCTCCCAGATCGAGCTCGGGCAGATCGTCGCAGGCGGTGATCTGCTGCCCATCTGCGTCCACCAGCCGCAGCCCGTATGCCGTCGCCGCGCGCACCAGGCTGTCCCGCGTCAGCAGCGGGTGCGCCTCGATATCCAGCCCATCCAGTGACAGCCCGATTTCTGCGATCACAAACGCCTCAGCCACCAGCGGCCTGATGGTCACACTGAACACCCCCTGCAATTCCCTTCCGTCATGCGTCAGCACCTTGGTGCCATATGCAATGACGGGCCGACCATCCGCCGACGGTGGCGTCACGATCCGCACCCGATTCCAGTCCTTATACTTACCGGTCATTTCTTACCTCCAGCGCCCGCACCCTTGGCGGCCATTCTCGTCCGGCGGCACCCTGCCGCTAGGTGATTCTGGCACAGGCCGCGCTCGCAGACAATGATCATTGCACTATATGCATTATTGGTGTTGACCATATATTGCACATTATGCATTATCATCTCCATCCAACGATGGAGGCCCCTTTGCCAAACGACCAGTTTCCCCCCGACCTCATTGCGCAGTCGCGCCACCTGATCACCAACAGCCATACCTACCTGCACCTGCCCGCCGATGAGCGGCGCGAGCTGCTGGTGACGGCATGGGATGTGCTGATCTCCGACCGCCGTCGCCGCCTCGGCCGCCGCCCGGTCCTGCACTGCGGCACCAGCACGCCGGGGGATGCGGCATGACGGGAAGTTCCCCATCCGAACTTCGCAGGCAGGCAGCGCTTTTCGCCAAGCTCATCGCCGCGCAGGCAAAGCTCTGGTCTGCATGTGCGCCCGACAATGAAGAGCCGCGCGAGCGAGTGGTTCACAGCATCGCCTGCCTCGCCGCGCTTTTCGGCTACCGCCTTGAACCCATCAGCACCACCTCGCTGCCCGTCACCACCGGCATCCTGCCCGGCACCACGGTCGGGGCACCCCATGATTGAGGGCCGCCACCCGCGCCGGGACGAGGGCTATGCGCCCATCGGCACCACCACGCACCCGGCGCTGCACCGGCTGCGCACGGCATGGGCCTATGCCCGCGAAACCAGCCAGGCGGTCGAGGCGATCAACAGCGCCTGCCCCGGCCTGCGCGCCGTGCCAGTCTGCGAGGGCACTTGGGTTCTGCAAGGCCCCACGCCGACCGGCGGCTCGGTCCACGCCTGCATCACGATCTTCGACCAGCTGACCGTGATCCGGGTCGAGGACGGCAAGCCCTATGAGCATCACCTGATCAACCTGCCTGACCCGCTCCGCACCGCCCGCCCGGCGGTCGCCTGAGAGGCTCCGGTGCGGGGCGGCGCGCCGCCCCTATCCCGAACCCCTCCACATCACCGAAGGCAAGCCGATGAAAGCGCCTCAAATCCATTTGAACACCGCCGCCGCCCGCGCCGACCAGATGTCGCAGATCCTGCATTTCGCGGCGACCGTCGCGCTGGTGCTGACCATGACCGGCGGCGCGCTGGTAATCGCCCGCGCCGCCATCGCCAACGCCATCGGCATGCCCGCCGTGCTGGATCAGGCCGCCGAACGCGGGGGGATGTGATGACGGTATTCAAGACCTATGCCCGCATCGCGGAAATCTGTCGGCCCACGGCTGACCCTGCTGACAAGCCGACGCCCGAACCTGCCTTCGGAGATCTGAGCGAAAAGGCCGGCGAAGCGGAGCAAGTCCTCTCCAACTGGCTGGATGTTGCCAGCCACAACATTGGCGAGGCCCTCACGGCCGAGCTGCTGAAGAAGGCCCTGAGACAATGCACGCGCTGAAACCCCATCCCACGCTACGGACCGAAAGGACGCCGATGCAGAACCATGAACTTCGGGGGATCGACCAGATCCTCACTCTTGCCGACAACGGCGCATATCAGCCCGTTGTGCTGGCCGATCTGGGGCAACTTGTCCTCGACATGAAGGATTTCTCGCTCGCCTTCGGGGGCGTGAAGGCCAAGGGCAAGTTCAAGCTGGAAATCGACCTGACGATTGATCGCTTCGGGCAGATCGACCTCGAGGCGCGTCACAGCGTCACCGTGCCCAAGCCGCCGAAGGCCAAAGGCACGGCATGGACCACGGATGAGGGCGGTCTGACCCCCGCCAATCCCAACCAGATGCGGATGGAAATCCGCGACGTTTCACCGGGCTCCCGTGAATTCCGGGTACCTGGCGCCAATCAGGACTGACCGCAAAGGATCACATGATGACCGACTTTAAGACCATGATTTCGAACTTCATCGCGGGGCTGGCAAAGCCTCAGGCATTGGGCGAGTTTCCCAGCAAGGAACTGGACACGCCGCGCATGATGATGACAGCAGTTCCTGACGGCATGCGGCAGGTTGACCTGTCCGGGCTGTACGAAGCTGCCGCGACCAAGCTCCAGCCCTGGCGTCGCACCGGCACAGCGAAGATGCAGGATCTGCAAAGCCTGATCGACTGGGCCAATCGCAACAAGGGCGAGACGAGCGCGCTTTTCGCCACCGTGTCGGACGCTCCGAGCCTGACTTGCATCGCCGATTACATGGCCGCCGGCTCGCCGGTATTGGATCATCACAGCCGCGATCCTGCCGCCAGCCATTGCCGCCACCGCGCGCACTACGCATTCCCCCTGTCGCGCGAATGGAAGCTGTGGACCGCGATCAGCGGCAAAGCGATGGAAAAGGCGGAGCTGGGCAACTTCGTCGAGGAAAACGCCAAGGACTTTCTGGCCCCGTCGCCTGCGCTTGTCAACGGTGGTGGCAAGCTGGAGGACTGGGAAAAGGCATTCGAGCTGATCGCCCAGCAGGTGCGCGGCCGCTTCGGATCGGTCGATGCCCTGATTACCCTCTCGCGGCAGTTCGAAGTCAATGAGACGATGAACCTCAAGGCCACGCGGAACCCGGATACCGGCGAAAGCAGCTTCGTGTTCATCAACGAACACCAGCAGCCTGATGGAAATCCGATCCAGATCCCGACGCTGTTCATCATCGCGCTGCCGGTCTTCGAGAACGGCCATTTCTACCGTCTGGCTGTGCGCTTCCGCTACCAGAAGCAGGGCTCGGCTCTGAGGTTCTTCCTGACCCTGCACAACCCCGACATCGCCATGCGCGACGCGGTCGAGGGCGCGCTTGACACGGCAACGACGGAAACCGGCCTGCCGCTGTTCCGCGGCCAGCCCGAAGCCGCCTGACCTTCCTGTGCCGCGCCCCAAGCGGGCGCGCATCACGAGCGCCAGTAAACCCGCAACCAGTTCGTCAGAGGAACAAGAGTCATGGATTTGAAACAGCACTTGATCCGGCAGATGGCATTTAGCCATGCAACATTTGGGCCCGGTGAACGCACCGCAGGCGTATCCGACCACATCCGCAAGGAACTGGAGGAAGTCGAAGCCGCGCACGGCGAAGCTGAGGAATGGGTAGACGTGGTAATCCTTGCCCTCGATGGGCTGACCCGCCGCCTCGCTTTCTTCAATGGCGAGCGCGCTGACCCTGAGCGCGTAGCCGAAATGGCCTGCAACATGATCGTCGGCAAGCAAACCCGAAATGAAGCTAGGACGTGGCCAGACTGGCGCACCATGGCCACTGACAAGGCCATAGAACACGACCGCGCCAGCGGCGTCCAGTAACCCACGAGGACAGCCATGCCTGACCAGATCCACACCGTCCACATCAGCCCGTATATCGCGGCACAGGGCACCGCCGAGGAACTCGCCGAGATGGGGGTAAGGCCAACGGGTGACGACCTGATCACTATGGCAGCCCGCCAGATGCTGACCAACCACGATGCATTCATGATGTGCGAACCCTGCGACAAGGCCATGGAACGGAGGGTCGTGCTGGCAGCCTGCTTTGGCTCCGAGGCGCTGGCGCATGGCATGTGTGAGGGCAGCGGCACCAATGCGATGATCCGCGCCATCCTGATTGCGCTCATCGACCCGATGGACCCGCAGCTTGATTACCTGCGCGCCTGCAACCAGCCACCCCGCACTCAGGACGAGCATGACCGGCAGGTGCTGGCCGGGGAGATTTGAGCGATGGGACAGACCCAGAAGACTGGAATAGGACCGTGCGACAGGTGCGGCTCTGAAGACGACTGCCGTTGCGGCCCATGCCAATGCAAGTGGTGCCGCTACGAGCGCGGAGAGGCAACCGACCTAGAAATCGCAATGATCAAGCGTGCCCGCGAAGAACGCGGCCGCAAGATCATAAAGTCGGAGGTGCGTCATGGCTGACACTCCGGAACATCACGAACACACCTGCCCCGGCAGCCTCGCGATATGCGACCAGGTGACCGCACAGGTCGAAGGCGACGCGCGCGCCGCCTCGCTCGTCCTGATCTTCGCCGCCACCATCGCGGCGATCCGGGCCGGCATCCCGGTCGAAAGGCTCGGCCAGCAATGCGTCAGCCTCGAAGAAATCGCCCGCACGCTGATCGGCCAGCCGAAGGAAGTGCATTGATGCAGGCACCATGGAATGCAAGCTGGACCAGCGAAGAGCGGTTTGAGGTGCGAAACTGCCGATGGGCAGGCGGGCGCCCTGCAATCTGGCAACCACATGCGCCGGGTGACGGCAGCCCTATCTTTGCCAAGCCTCATAGCGTCCGACAGCGCCGTAGTATTGCTGAGATGCGCTGCACGGTTTGCGGCGAAAAGACCGGGCCCGGAGTCCTAGATAGCTGGTGGTTCGGCTTGGTCGAGCGCCGTGACGGCTGGTGGATGACGCAGGAATCCCCAGTCCACCTCGAATGCGCACAACTCGCTCTGCGAGTCTGCCCGCACCTGAGGAAGCTCGGACGCGATCCACAGCCACATCCGGCAGGCTTTACCGTCATGCGTTCCATGATCGGGGGACCGCAGACCGAGGCTGATTTCGGGCTTCGCCTGCAAAACCCTGTAGTCGGCCACCTCAAGCTGGCATGGCGTTACGATCCGCGACCGACGGAGTGGCGGGAGGTGCAGCATGCTTGACGCGCTCACCCTATTCCCCATCGACACGCCGGCGGCGCGAGCACCAGATCCGCGACCGATGATCGTGGACAGCTTTGCCGGTGGTGGCGGCGCCTCGACCGGGATCGAGCTGGCCCTTGGACGCAGCCCGGATATCGCGATCAACCACAGCGAGGCGGCACTGGCCCTGCATGCAGCCAACCACCCCGAGACGCTGCACCTGTCGGAAAACGTCTATCGCGTCGATCCGCTGACCCACATGCACGGGCGGCACATCGGCCTGATGTGGTTTTCGCCCGACTGCAAGCACTTCTCGAAGGCCAAAGGCGGCGCCCCTGTCAAACGGAACATCCGCGATCTGGCGTGGATCATCCCCGGCTGGATCGAACGCATCCAGAAATCAGGTGGCCGCGTGGATGTGGTGCTGCTGGAGAATGTGGAGGAGTTCCGCACCTGGGGGCCGCTGATCGAAACAGACAAGGGGTTGATGCCATGCCCCGATCGGCGCGGCGAGACCTTCGCGGCATGGTGCAAGGCGCTGCGCCGTCTTGGAGGGCGCATCCAGTGGCGTGAGCTGCGCGCCTGCGACTATGGCGCCCCGACTATCCGCAAGCGCCTGTTCGTCGTGGTGCGGTTTGACCGCCAGCCGATCAAATGGCCCGCACCGACCCACGGCGACCCGGAATCGGATGAGGTCCGCAAGGGCAAGCTGAAGCCATGGCGCACCGCGGCGGAATGCATCGACTGGTCACTGCCCTGCCCGTCGATCTTTGACACCTCTGCCGACATCATGGCCAAGCACGGCCTGCGCGCCGTCCGGCCCCTGAAACCCAACACGCTCGCCCGGGTGGCTCGCGGCATCCATCGCTATGTGCTGGAGGCGGCCCAGCCCTATCTGGTCAACCTGACCCATGGCGGGCGGCTGGAGGATCTGGCGGCGCCGATCCGTACCATCAATGGCGCACACCGGGGCGAAAAGGCGCTGGTGGTGCCGTCCATCGTCGGCTGCGGCGGTCGGGCCGGTCAAAGCCGCCCGCGCGGCGGGGCCGAGCCGTTGGCTACGATCACGGCAAAGGCCGATGCCTGCCTGCTCGCGGCCAGCATCACCCGCTTCAACGGAGGCGCCACTGGGCAGGATCTGCGCGCGCCCATGGCGACCGTGACCGCGAATAGCTGGATCAAGAAACCGGGCGGTGCAGCGCCGTATGGCCTGCTGGCGCCTTGCCTCGCCAGCATCGCCCACGGCTATTCCAGCGGGCGCCGGGAATACCCGCTGACCGATCCGCTGGGCACCATCACTGTGGGCGGCGTGCAGCATGCCGTTATCGCGCCGACGCTCGCCAATGTTGCCAATGGCAAAACGACAGGTCGCGGGCCCAACACCTGGCCGGTGGCGGCACCCCTACGAACGATCACAAGCGCCAATGGGCATGCAGTTGTCGCGCCGATCCTGTCGCAGATGTACGGATCTGGCGGGGGTAATGGCGATCTGCGGCGCCCGCATCCGGTGGTTACTGCCGAGGGTCAGCATTCGAGCTTGGTCGCAGCGACGATGATCCAGACCGGCTACGGCGAACGGGCTGGCCAGGCGCCGCGCTCCCTCGACATCCAGCGCCCGCTGGGCACGGTGGTCGCGGGTGGGCAGAAACACGCGCCCATCGCCGCCTTCCTCGCCCAGCAGAACAACGACAGCCGCCGCGTGGGAGGCGTCAATCCGGGCCGACCAGCCGATGCACCCATGGCGACGATCTGCCAGAGCGGCAGCCATCAGACCCCGGTCGCGGCCTTCTTCGCGAAATACTACGGCACCGGCGACGGGGCCCGCACCGATGAGCCCTGCCACACGATCACGACCCGGGACAGGATGGCACACTGCGAGGCATCGCTAGCCGCGCCGCCCTTCGGCCCAGAACATCACGCCAAGGCCCGCGACGTCGCTCAGCTGCTGCGCGATCACGGGCTGTGGGATGACCGGGAGTTCGTGACGCTGACCGTGGAGGGTGCCGAGTTCGTCATCGTCGACATCGGCATGCGCATGCTCACCCCCCGCGAGCTGTTCACCGCGCAGGGCTTCCCGCCGGATTACGTCATCGAGGGCGTGTGGGAGGATCAGGACAGCGAAACCCCTACGTTCCGCGCCTTCCCGAAGGATGTGCAGGTGAGCTGCTGCGGCAACAGCGTCTGCCCGCCGCTGGCCGAAGCGCTGGTGCGGGCGAATTGCGGGCACCTAGCGGTGGATACCGAAGTGAGGACAGCATGACTATCATGGACTTTCAGCCGCGCAAGTTCTGGATGGTATCAGGAGATGGGCCATCGCGCCTGCGCCATCCCGACAGATTGTCAGCAGAGATGGAGGCACGGCGCCTCGCGCGCGCCCATCCTGGAACGCCGTTTTTTGTCATGGAGGCCATCGCCGTTCACCGCAAAGTGGACGTAGAGCGGATTGATCTTGGCGATGCTCCTCATGTCGATGACGTGCCGTTTTGATGGATGACAGCATGACCCATATCGACACGAGCAAAGAGGCGGCGAAACGGGAACATGACAAGTTCGTCACCCGGGTTTTCCGCGACATCCACCAGATCGAGCGCATGGCGACCGAGGCAGTCACCACCGCGCGACCACAGGAGGGCTGACACATGGGCCGCCGCGCGACCTTTACGGAAAAACAGATCGCAGCCGCCGTCTCGGCCGCCCGTGCGACAGATCCGCGTGCGGTGGTTGAAATCGTCACCCCGTCTGGCACGATACGCATTCTGCCGGAATCTGCCCCTGCGAAACCGGCCGATGATGTGGAGGCATGGTTCGGGCGTGACAATGGTTAAGCTGCGCGGCATCAACAAGGTCCGCAAACGCCTGTCCGATGGCAGCGTGATTGAGATGCATTATGCATGGCGCGGCAAAGGTGCGCCGTGCTTCTGGCGCAGTGACAGCAAGATCGAAATCGGGTCACCCGAGTATGTAGCCGCCCTGGCCGAAGCCGCGCCCAAAGGGCAGGCTGCCAAGGGCAAGTTCCGTGAGGTGATCCTCGGCTTTCTGTCCAGCCAGGAGTTTCGCGGTCTGGCGCCGCGCACCCAATCAGACATGCGCATATCCATCAACCATCCGAAAAGCGGGATCGACACCAAATTCGGTGATGCACCCCTCAGGGCATTCGACGATCCGCGTATCCGCAAGCAGGTGCTGGACTGGCGCGACGGGATCGGCGGCAAGGTTGGGGATGACCGCGTGCGCCACCTGCAAAGGATCGTCGGCTGGGCGCTGGATCGCGGGTTGCTGATGCAGCACCGCCTAATGGGGATCAAATCGACCTACAAGGCCAGCCGCGCCGAAGTGTTCTGGCTGGCGTCCGACATAGAGGCATTCGTGGCCGGGGCGCCGGCGCATGTCGGGCGCATCCTGATCGCCGCCACCGAAACCGGCCTGCGGCCCGGCGATCTGGCAAAGCTGACGCGCGAGCAGATCCACCCCACTCCGACCGGCCGCCGGATCGTCGTCTGGACATCGAAGGGTAAGGCCAAGCGCCGTGTCGCCTCGATCCCGGTCACGCCGCGCATGGCTGCGCTGATCGACAGCACCCCGGCCGACCAGTCTGCCATCATCACGAACAAGGGCGGGCAGCCCTATCAGCACGAGAACTATCTGGGCGATGCGGTCAGTACCTGGCGCGACAAGCTCGGGTTGAGATCAGAACTGCGCCTCTATGATGCGCGGGGAACTGCGGCGACCCGGCTCTTTCAGGCAGGCGCAGAACTGCGCGAGATCGCAACCCACATGGGATGGTCGATCAAACACGCATCCGAGGTGATCGAGCGTTATGTCGCGCTGTCTCCGGAGATGACCGACGAGCTCGCCGGAAAGCTGCGACAGGCCGAATCCAGAACGAAAATGCAAACTGGGGTGCAAACCGGATAG